CTTCTGCTACTCAAATTCTAGAAGCTAATACTAATATATGGATTAAGATGGCTGAATCTAATATGGAAACAGAAGCAGGAAATAAGGTTGGATTAGTAGCAAATTACGGAGATATTACAGCAGCCAATAAACAATGGTTAGCTTTAGTAGCTTCAAATAGAGCAGCGTTTTATGCAATTAATCAAAATCCAAACACATGGCAGTTAGCAACTTCTCAATCTAAATTAAATGTAATTGATAGCATCTGGCAAGATTTCAGAAAGAAGATTAAAGATAAAGATGTTATTGACGACTTAGGATTATAAAATGCCTTTGACACAAGACTTAACTAAGTTTACAACTGCCTCACAATCAGTAGCCACATATAGTTATACGGACATAGCAAACGGCTTAGGTTATATTTCTACATTTCTAGCCAACGAGGAAGACAGCGGCGGAGTAGGTTATTTTTTAATAGATAATAGCTCTGTATCTTCTAGTTCCATAAGTATAGGAGTTGGAGAGGGTGCATCAGCAAGAGAGTATGATTTTGATTTATCTGCTTTTGTAAATACAAGAACAGTAAAGGGTAAAGTAATCATCAATCTTTATGGAGCTATAGGTGGATCTACTGGAGATAATGACGAGACTATGCAAATAACGGCAGTACTAAAAAAATATGATGGTTCTACAGAAACAACAATCGCAACAATGGTAGGAACTACAAAAAATGATAGTGGTGGAGCATCAGCAACAGGAAAACAATTTACTTATTGTATGACAGCAGATGCATCAGAAACATTATTCGCAGCAGGAGATAATATAAGACTAACTTTAAGAGTAACTACTAACTCCGTATCAGGAACAGGTTTTTATCAAATAGGAGCAGACCCATCAAATAGAGCACAAGACGAGCTATTTTATGACGTAAATCAATCTAATAGTAAAATATTAATACCCTTTAAACTAGACGTATAAAATGGCAGACTATAATTTAAGCAACGCAACAACAACTGATTTTAAAAATCAAGTACCGGACTTTATTGTAGATGCAAAAGCCTTAGATAATGCTAATGATGGAAATGAAGAAACTTATACTTACTTCGGGGATGCTCCTGATAAGTTTGGTTATTATTTTTCTATTCCAGAGATTTATTCAGCAGCTAATAATTTAGCAACTTGGACTGTTAGTAGAGGATGGACTACAGATGATACAGTTTTAGAACAAGAACTATTACATATTTCAGGGGATGGTAGTGATACTTTTGATACTATTATGTGGAATCATGAAGTAACTAAATTAATTGTAGGAGATTCTTTTGCAGAAGTAATTGTTAAAAAAGATATTCTTATTAATATAATTCCTATTTCTCCAGAGAGAGTTAAGCAAGTTAATAAGGGCAATCAAATAATTAGATATGAAATTTGGAACGGCAAGAAGTGGGTTACTAAAGAACCAGGAGAAATATTACACTCACATAATAAAAGAATAGGAGACCAGATTAGAGGTACTTCTCAAATAGATGCTAGTAAGTTTGCTATTGATGCGAGAAATGAAGCCTTAGCAGATGAGAGAACTATCAAGCACAGAGATAAGGCTCTAGGAATTGTTTATTATAAAACTAACAATACTGGAAAAATAACTTATGCAAATAAACAAATTGAAAAGGCTGTTAAAAATGGAGAGATGGTGGGATTGCCAGAAGACACAGCAGAAATTAAACCTTATCCATCTAAGTCTTCAGAAGATAGGCAGAGTTGGATTAGTTATTTAGAAAATTTTATTTATCAAGTTTTCGGAGTTCCACGAAGCATCGCAACAAGTGATGGAACTTCTGAAGTTGGTGGTAAGATGGGGCATGTTATTTTTGAGCCAATTTATACTAAAGAGCAAGTTGATTTGGAGGGAGATTTATGGAGACAACATGCAATTAAAATTAAATTTAATAGACCACCTAGTTTAGGTGGGATGCAACCTCAACTAGATGAATCTAAAAACATAGGTCAAACAAGTATTCAACCAAATGATGTGGAGGCATCTTTAACTAGAGAATAATGGTACTACCGGGATTAACTTCAACACTTCCTGTAACAAAGGATATAGAAAAATTACAACCTAAATCAGAAGCCCAATTAAGTTGCGAGGCAAAAGGTGGTAGATGGGACGAGGAAAATCAAGTTTGTATATTGCCAGAACCACCAACACCAGAACCTACCCCACCACCCGGTATAACAATCCCTGCAGGAACTCCTGAAACATTTTCAAGTTCAGAAACAGGTAGAGCATCAGGAATAACTACTCCTGGAAAAGGAACTTATCATATTCCTACTGGTAAGGTCTTACCAGATGGTTCTAATGAAACTAAAAGAGTTGGGATAGAAGAATACAATGTTTTTAGAGCAAGTATAGGCTTAACACCACAAGAAGATAGATCAACTTTCTTAGGATTATCTCCAGAAGATGTTAGCGATGTTGCAGCAGGAGAAGCAGCTAGAGTAGAAAGACCTGCAGGAACTCAAGAAGCAGGAGTAGCAGCCCAACAAGTTGAAGAATCAATTAGATTAAGTCAAGCCATAGGAAAGATAGGAGAGTTAGGACAATTAAACCCGGCAGTTCAAGCAGATATTAATTTTAGTCAAGCCTTAACAGCAGGAGGTGCGAGAGTTTTACCCGCAGCCTTAGGTGGTGCAGCAGTAGGGGCAGCAGCAGGGGCAGTTACTACTGGTGGTTTAGCGTCATTACCCGCAGCAGCAGCACTAGGAATTTTAGGGGCAGGGACAGGTTTTGTTACAGGAGTAATGGGAAATATTAAAGAACAACAAAGAGGGGAACTACAAGCAGCAGATGTGGAGTTATCTAATGGGATTAGAAATATGAGACAGTTAGCTATGTTAGCAAGTCAAGACCCTTCTAATGCAGATATTTATGTTAAACAATATAATGACCAATTAACAAGAATCCATCAATCAAGAAGACAAACAAAAGCAGAGGTTACAGGCAATTTAAATTCTTTTATGGAAGATGGGAGAGAACAATTAGCAGACTTTGATTCTTTCCTACAACCCGGAGGAACAGCAGATATTTATGGTCAGAAATTAACAATAGCTTTAAATTCAGGAGCACCTCTTTCTATCAATGGAGAAGACCTTTTAATTGAGGAGGGTTTATTATGAGTAGATTATGGAGAAATATATTTAGAGTATTTTTCTTATATCTAGGAGCAGTAATTATTGGAATCTGGACGGGGTTAAGATGGTAGAAGAACTATTATTAAATTATGGAGTTCTTGGACTATGGACTATAACTTTAATAGTTGAAAGATACAAATGGCAAAAGAGTTTAACTACTGCAGTTAATAAATTAACAAAAGCAATAGAGAAAAACTTATAAACTAACGTGTCATATTAATTCTATGAATGATGAACAAACAAAAAAGACTGACACGCCCGGAAATAAAACTGATCCGAATTTATCGGCTGATGGGAAACCTCTTTCTGAATATGATAAGGCTATTGCGCTTGTTAAGAGGCGTGAAGATGTCACAAAAGCAGAAAACGAAGTGCTTGAGAGGAAAGAGAAACTTGTCGTAAACAGCATGTTAGGTGGAACTACTGGTGGTCATGTAGATGCTAACCTAATTTCTGAGGAAGATAAAAAGAAACAAGAAGCAAAAGAATTCTTTAAAGATACTCAATTAGAGAGGGATATAGATAAACTATGATAAAGAAAGATTGGAAGGATAAAGAAAAAGTATTTTTAGATATGCTTGATAAGGCAAATACTAACAAAAATAACGTAGAAAATCAAATAGAAGAACTTAATTTATTTCTTGATGCTATTAAGCAAAAAATAAAAACATTTAAATAGTAACTTAGGTTACCTAAGTGCATGACAGAAAAAGAAAAAACTGAAATTGAACAAGATATTAATTCTGATGAGGAGAAATCCGAATAATGGCCGTAGCAACAGTAATTGAAGCGCCTACTATTTTTGAACGTAGAGTGATCGCAGATGCTACAGCAGTACCTATCGGTACAATTATGAAATTAGAAGATGCTAACACAGTTGTTGTAAGTGCAGCTAGTTCTGATCCTTTTGGTGGAATCGCATGGGTTGAACATACAGCTTCAGAAGGAATAACTGAAATGGTTGTAGCTATGAATGGAAAATGGTCTATTACTACAACAGCAGCAGCAATTCCTGTAGGCAATGCAGTTTCTATTGGTGGAGCAAACGCAATTAGATTAGCAACAGGATCAGCAGATAGTATTGTTGGAACAGTTATGGGTAAGTGTTTAAATGAAATCGGTGGTGGTGGTGGAACTGCTATCGTTGAAGTGGGGCAATTAGTATAATGGCAGCAGACAATGAAAGGGAAGCTGACTTAAGAAGTGAACATATTGACACTGCAGTTAAAGCAGTAGTTAAGATTGAAGAAGTCTGGAAAGCACTTTGTGCAGTTGATAAATCTAGTTCTTATTCAGAATCATATTTTAGAGAAACTAACGACGACTCAACAGATACTGGAACATACTCTCCTATTAGAGGAGTACCTGAATTTGCACCTTTTCCTTATGTTGATGTAACAGAAACTAAGTTAAGTTCAGTTATTGAGAAGTACGCAGCGACAAGTCTTATTTCTATGGAAGCAGGACAATACGCAACAGTACCAATGCTTCAAAGAAAAATTTATAGGATTGGTAGAAAGATAATTTATCAAGTTGATGTAGCTATTGAAGAAGGAGTAGCAGATGACTTTGGAAATACTGTAGCAATCTCAGCAGGTAATGAATGGGACTCAGCAACAGTAGCAAACAGAGATCCAGTTAAAGATATTCTAGATGCAATCCAAACTTTAAGAGTAGATGGAATTGATGCTTTGAATGGTAGTGGTAAGTTAGTAGTTAATGGTCAAGACTATACAAACATAATTAGTAATACTAAAGTTTTAAATCATCCAACTTATGAAAGTGGAGTTATGACTAATGGGCAAGTAGGAAAACTTTTAGGATTAACAATAGTTATTTCAGAAGTAACTACAGCAGATACAGCTTATGTTCTAGTAGCTAAACAAGGAATGGTTTGGAAACAAGCAGAAGGTTTAACTACAAATACAACAGTTACACCAGGTAAGATGACTCAGATAGATGCATGGGAAAGAGGAGTATTCCAACTTCAAGCACCAAACGAGGTTTGTAAACTTACAAACACGAGGAAGTAACAATGAGTAAAGAAGGTAGATTAGCTAGAGGAAAAGCAAATTATAATTCTAAGAATTTTTTAAATAATTCAGAAACTCTTGAGTATATTGAATCTATAAAAAAACCTAAGGAAATTATTAAAGAAAAACCTAAGGAGGATAAAGATGCCAAGCGACTTAAGTAATGACTTACTTTATCCAATTAGTTTAGTTCTTCCAAGTTTAACAACAGCACAACGTAGAGCTTTAGCTGCTGATATTGGAACTTTAGTATATGATACTGATCTTAATAAAATTGTTTTTTCTAAATCTAAAACTGTAGCTACTGCTTCTTGGGAAATAGTAACATCAGTACAGGACGCATAATGGTAGCTAATGTAGCAACTGTAGTTTATGCAGGATTGATTAATGATAGTGCAGCTATTGAAACAGCAATAGAAACAACAACTTATGATGCAGCGCAGACATGGGTAGTTGTACCAACTCCAGCTAATTCTTGTATTATAATTCAAGTGGTTTCAGCATAGTTTAAATAGTTCTATTCTTATGATATTACATGGCTAAAAAAAATCCATTGATTAGAGGACGTCCTAAGAGGACTGGTAGACTTACTGGAGGACACAAGAGCGCAGGAATTCTAGATGATTTTGCACAAAGGAAAAATATATCTACTCAAGAAGGTACTATTGAAAAAGCCCCTACAGATGGGAAT